TGGAGTTTACTATAGAGGATTCGTGGCAGTCCGAGGCTGATATTAAAAATATGTTAACTAATCCACGGCCTTGGGTAGAGCGCTATATTTTGAATAATTGGAATTTTCAGGACGATGATGCCTCCCTTTTCAAATATAAATACTTCTCCGCTGCTATTCAAAGTATGTGGGATATAAATGCAAAACGTACCGCAGGCTTTGACGTAGCACGTAGCGGTACTGATAGGTCGGTAATAGCGCTTTGGGCAGGAAACACCTTAGTAGATATTATTGTAATAAAGGATAAAACGCAAAAAGTAACAACGGACGAGCAGGCTATGACTCTTATCCGCTTCATGACAGAAAATAGTGTCCTAGCAGAGAATATGGCAGTTGACGCAGTCGGTATCGGTGTCGGTGTAGTTGACCATGCAAAATCAAAGGGAATTGAGGTAAAAGAGTTTATCTCCGGCGCTAAACCTGTTACAGAAAAGAACCCTGATGGCACTGACAAGCCTAGCAGATATGACAATTTGCGCTCGCAGGTTATTTGGGAGTTTGCACAGGGACTAGAAAAGGGAACGTATAAAATATTTGAGGGCTGTCCTTTTAGAAACGAGTTGATATCCGAGGCTATGGCTCATCTCCATGAAATATCCGACAAACGCCTCTCGGTAGAAAGCAAGGAAAAGGTAAAGGAACGCACAGGCTCTTTGTCGCCGGATATTTTTGATGCGGTGGTCATGGGACTATATCCAACGTTGAAAATAGACCCTCAAGATGATACAAGTAGGATAGCGTTGTAGTATAATAATTATATGTTTGACAAATTTCGCAAAAATTTAGCACGATTAATAAACCCTGCTGAAAACAGCATGAGTCTACCCGATCAGTTTCTCCGCTATGGAAATCAAAAAACACTAACTCCCGACTGGTCGCAGGTTATGATGAATGATAGAGACCACTATACCGGATACTCCTATGCTGCTATCACAAAACGTGCCAGAGCTGTTGCTAGAATAGCCTCCGAAAAGCTATCTACTGAAGTGCCGGACAATCCAAACTCTACGGAAGTGCATCCATATGTTTCGCTTATTAAGGATAGTAACCGTTTTTCAGAAAATCAGTTCTGGCAGACAATATCTACCTATCTCGACTTAGAGGGTGTTTACTATCTTATGGTTTTGCGAAATCCAAACGCACAGGCAAATCCTACTGGCTCAGGAGAAGTCGGATCGCCTATCCAGTTCGACCTTTTGAACCCTTACAACATTACCAGAGTGATGAAAGAGGGTAGCCTCGAAATCGGTGGTTATCGGGAAGTAAGGAGAGGATTTCAGCGTGATATTCCGGTAGAAATGATCATCCCTATTCGAGAACTAAATCCTTTTGACGATATTAAACCATATGCGATGACTGATGCTGCCCGTGAGTCATCCTTTACTATAAAAAGCGCTGGAGACTATACTCGCCACGCTCTTAGAAATAACGTTGACGCTCCCGGTATTATTACTACCGATGTCGTTTTGCCAAAGGAGAAGTTTGATAACTTCGTATCTAGAATGAAGGGGAAAGTAAAAGGAGAGCCTGTATTTGGAAACGGAGCAGGTGCAGTGCAGTGGACTCCTATGAATGTTGATCTTTCAAAGTCTGCGCTAAAGGATGTTAACGAGGTAGAGCGTCAAACCCTTTTTGCTGTTACCGGAATGAGTAAAACCACTATGGGCGTTGAGGAGTCGGGTACTACAAGAGAAACCTCCAATACACAAAAGGAGCTACTTATCGAAAACGAAATAGTGCCACGTATTAACCTTATCCTTGATGCATTGAACTTGGACTATAAAAACCGCTATCCAAAAGAGTCTGCTAGCAAAAAAGTAAGCCTATCGCTAGTCAATCCTATAGAATCTGATCAAGATGTTGAGGCTAAAAAGGCAGACAATAAGAAAAAGAACTTCGAGCTTTTTGACTCTTTAGTTGCTGCAGGGTATGACGAGGATTTGTCGGCAAAATACGTCAATGGAGAAATTGACCTTAAGGATCTCGGCAAGCCTACAAATGAACGCCGTCCCGATCCAAAACTACAGGCAGCACTTTTGGGTTTAGATCAAAAGGGTAATCAAAATCAGAATCAAAGTAGATTTAGCCACAAGCTACCTGATGGTCTCATTCACGATCAAGAGTCTATGTTGCAAAATGCTATCGTAAACGTCGAGGGCAATTTGACTGCAAAGGTTATTAGTCGTATTCCTAAGCTGGTAAAAAACGATATTGAGTCAGAGCAGGATCTAATTACCAAAACCGATAAAAAGGATGCTGTAAACGAGCTAGTACTCGTTCTTACCGCATTTTACGGAATAATTACCCAGCTGCAGGGGAAAGAGACTATAAAGGATCGTATAGCAAAATACGGAGGCGAGGCTAAATACTTACTCGATAAAATAGCAAAAGAGGGCATAAAAAAGACCGCTGAGGCTGTAGCTAGTAGCCATGTTGATACTCTTTCGCAGGAGTTATACAAAACCGCAAGAGAGGCAGCGCTTAAGGGAAAGTCGCAGGCTGAAATTATTAGCGAAATAAAAACAAAGTACTCCCACGATATTACCGATAAAAGAGCTAGGGTAGTGGCAAGGACAGAAACGAATAGAGCATTTACTATGGCGCAGTATGATGCTGACCGCCAGTTTATAGAACAAAACGGACTGGAGGAGAGAGCTTTCAAACGATACCATACTCGCTCTGATAATCCCTGCCCTTTTTGTGTTTCTCTAGAGCGCCAAGGGTTAATTCCTTTTGATGAGCCGTTTGTAAAAAAGGGTGGCTCAGTAACAGCTAGGGTGGAAGGCGAGGAGGTAACCTTTAACGTAAACTTTGATAATGTATTCGCAGGAAACTTGCATCCTAACTGCTCTTGCGATTACGAGCTAGTTATAGAGCGTGAGAAAAAGTAGTATAATACTAATATGGCAAAGTTGAATCAGGAAACTATTAATAAGCTAAAGGCAAACCCACACTATAGACCAGCTCCTGGTCAGATGATACCCGACTGGCAAGATCAGGAAAAAGAGGAAGAGGTTAAAACGTTCGGAGTACCGCCAGCCGTTCATACGGTTATACCCAAGCATCCTACGCAGCCTAAAAAGGCTATTCATAAAAAGAAGATTGATAAATAATTTTCTATAGTGATATAATTCTTATTATGAAAGTAAAGAACAAATCTCCGTGGTTGGAGGCTCAAATTAAAAAGCAGATGGGGCATAACCGCTTCTATAATGATATATCCGAAGAGACTCATCAAGAGTCCGTACACTTCGATATTGAAAAAAATGCTATAAAGGTTATCGATGACGAAACCCTCATGTTTTCAAAACCAGTCGTTATTACGGACAATAGCGAAATGTGGTCAGGCGCTAAGTATGATATCCCTTCTCTTGATATTACTCAGTACAAAGGCAAGCTAACCGCTGACCATATTGACCGTATTCAAAACGTACTCGGCTCTGTAATTAATACTAAAAAGGTAGCAAATAAAAGGGTTACTATTGACGGTATTAAGCTGGCGGTAAAGGAAAACCCACTCGCCGACTTTGCTAAGAGGATGATCCTTGCTGGACACCTTACCGACTTCTCTATCGAAACAATCGGCCCTTGGCCTGATGATGATGGTATATTCCGCAACGCAAAACTAGTCGGTCTTTCATTGGTAGTTACCGGAAATAATAAGCAGGCTCACATCAATCAAATAGCTGAGGAAACTATGGAGTATGCAAAACAAAACGGCCTCGATACAGCCTTATTTGCACAAGCTCTTAAATTACCTCTTGACAAACAAAATCCTATAAATGATAATAATATTATGAAATTCAAAAAGGTCACTAACTCACGAGGTTTTGCCGTTACTATCACCTATAAAAATTCCGCAGGTGAAGATACTGAAATCACATTGAAAGCTGGTCAATCAGTTGATGTCCCAGACACTGACGAAAACAAAGGTGTTGAGGATCAAGTTAAAACAGCTGAAGAGCCAAAAGCTCCTGAAACTCCAGCAACTCCAGCTCCTGAAGAGGGAGACAAAAACAAAGACGTTTCTACTATCGTTAAAAATGCAGTCGAAGCAGCTACTAAACCTTTAATGGATAAAGTCGCTACTCTCGAAAAGAATGCCTTTGATAAAGGTGTTGAAGAGCCAAAATTCCAAAAAATGTCCAAAGGTTCTCCAGTAATGGTCGGAGTTGATGGACTTGATTGGAGAGGTCGCTATAACGAACAGGTAGGAAATGCATGGCAATGGCTTAAAGGTGGCTCTGAACAAGCACATAAAAAGCTTATTGATATCAACATGTACAATCTTGAGGCTCTTCAAGATGCTGGTAAAGTTGATAACTCTGTTACGATTGCAGACTTCGGTAATTTTGTTATCTCTCCTGAACTCTTAAGTGAGATCGAAGGCTTTAGATCATCTTTCCGAGATCTTTTGAGTAAACTTACATTCCGTGACACTCTTTCACTTCAAATGGCATGGTTGACCAGAAATGGCGACATCAATATGCAAGAAGTTGAGTTCTGCGATGACGGAGAAGATGGAAACTTGAAGCCTATCTCTGAATACACCGCTGAAATTACTACTGACAATCTTCATGAATTAGCAGCTGTTACACCTGTTTGTAATGCAGCTACTCGTTTCTTAGCAGCTGACCTTTTGAGTGACGTAGCAGCTGGATATAGAAATGACTTTGATCGCAAGAGAGCACAAATCTTTGTAGCTCGCTTACAGCAAGCTGTAAATAGCACTGGTAATGAAGTTATGTACAACACCGGAACATCTGGTGGGGGCGCTAACGTAAATGCTCTCCAATCTTTCATGGATGTTGCAGGAATGCAGGAGCAAATCATGGGTGGTACTTACATCCTTTCTCAAGCTTCATATTGGGAGCTTATGAAGAGACAAGCTGCTGCTGGTATCAATACTGATAGCGGTTTTAGAATCTTCACAACTGGAGATAACGGATCACTTATGTTCGGCGCTCCATATATCGTAGTTCCAAACGAATTACTGCCTAAACTTGGTAGTAACCAAACTCGCTCATTCGTAGTCGGCGGAGTTACCGTCACTATCACTGACGCAGTATTCTATGTAGATCTTTCAACTTTCACAGGTCGAACATCTGGAGGTCTTAACTATGATCTTAGTACCGAGGCTGCATATGAGGATAATGGAACTGTTAAATCAGCATATCAAAGAAATGAATTAGTACTCCGAGGCTCATTCTTCCGAGGCGGAGCAGTCCGAGATCCTGAAAAGGTAGTCGGTCTGAGAGCTGTAAACCTCAGCTAATCTCTCCTAGCCAACCAATTTCTCATTGCAAAATAGCACTGGTATTATGATAGAATATTGATATGGATATCTCTATTCGTCAAGGGGAAACCCTTATTTTATCTACCACAAATGATGATCTAACAGCGGACACACTCCAGCTCTTAGTTGCAGACTCCGATGGCAATATTCTTATAAACGAAACTGCCAATTTTACCACTACAAACGGTGTTAGAGGCGCTGAAATTACCACAAACGATACTGATCTAGATGTCGGCGAGTATGAGTATATGCTCGTAGTAACCTATGCAGACGGCACTATTGAAAAACTGCCAGACGTATCCGACTGCGAGGACTGCTCACTTCCGACACTAACGGTATGCAAAGCGTTAAGTGTTCCGGAGGTAAGCTAGTATGGAATATAAGATAGTTCTTAAAAGAAATAACAAATCGTTCAAGGTAGGCAAGGTAAACCGCACTTCTACTATTAATCATCAAGGCAGACGTGGTCTGCAGGGTATCCAAGGCGAGAAAGGCGACACTGGCGAGCAGGGATTGCAGGGCATTCAAGGATTGCAAGGTCCAGTCGGACCACAGGGCGATCAAGGCCAAAAGGGTGACAAAGGGGATCAGGGTGCAAAAGGAAATCAGGGAATACAGGGTTTGACTGGCCCGAAAGGGGAAAAGGGAGATCAGGGCGAGCAAGGGGTACGTGGCCCGCAAGGCTACACTGGTGTTCAAGGTAATACTGGTCAACAAGGACCAGTTGGACCGCAAGGACCGAAAGGCGATCCCGGAGAAAAAGGAGACCCTGGTTTGCAAGGTATACAAGGCGAGACTGGTGCGACAGGACCCCAAGGCGCAGACGGACAGGATGGAGTTGACGGAATGGACGGTGCGGATGGGGCAGATGCCGACTGGTCTGATGTATCTGCTGCTTCAGCAAAAACTACCCCTGCAGATGCAGACCTATTTGCCATATTAGACAGCGCAGCCTCGAATATACTTAAAAAGCTTACCTGGGCAAATTTGAAATCTGCTCTTGATTCTTTATATTATATAGCCACTACAAAACCTTCAGATCAAAACTTATTAGCCTGGAACTACGATCCTACTGCAGGAATAAATACATCAAATATTGGAGTAAAAGGCCAAGCATATGGAGTTAGAATTACTATTCCCAAGGCTATGACAATTAGTAATATTCTATTTTGTCTAGGCGGTACAAATGGAGCAGGACTCGCCGACTGCTATGTAGCTTTATATCAGAATGGAAGTTTGCTTTATCAATCTGGAAATCAGGCTACAGACTGGCAGTCTACTGGATTAAAAACACTTGCTATTACTCCAACTGCAGTTCAGGCAGGAAGTATAGATATTATTTTCTGGTGTAAAGACTGGACCACTGCTCCATCTTGGGTTAGGAGTACTACTCAGCCAATAATAAACGCTGGGGTAACGGGATCTGCTTTGAGATATTTTACCGCTAATACCAGCCTTACTACCACTGCTCCCTCAACTTTAGGTTCAAAATCTGCACTAACTACCGCATTTTGGTTCGCTGTAAGTTAATATACCCTTGTGGTATAATTTCTCTATGGACATAGATACATACCAAGAGCTTACTGGAACTACAGTTGAAGCAGAGGATATAGCCTCAGTTACCGCACAGATTCGCCGTACACGCTCTATTTTAGAATCAATGCTAGGATACTCCCTTGAGAAGAAAAAAGCCTCTATAAACCAATATGAAGAGGCAGGAAAGGCTACTATAGAGTGTCCTTTCAGGGGTTTGATATCCGATATTGATGATTTAGATCTATCCGATCCTGATGAAGTGCAAGGATCTTATAGACTATTTCCCTATAATAGAAATGACGAGTATTTTGAAGTAGACCCTTTTACTAAAGTTTATGCAGTTAAACTAGTATTTCTGAAAACAGGAGGAGATGAGGCAAATGGTATTACCCACAAGACTTTCGATACCGGAAAGGTGCGTATTCAAAAGCGTGGAAATATATCCAAGTTTATTCAACGGTGCAACGAGTGTTTTTGTAGTTGCGACTGCGACGATTGTGTTCAATTGGCGGTAGACGCAGAATGGTTGAATGAGGAATGCTTACCAGAGGAGCTTTTATATGTGTGGTGCGACATGGTTGACTATTATAATGATCCTAAAGGCGATGTAGTTGC